TCAGTAGAATTAATTTTTACTTTATCTCTACCAGTATGAAAATTGTTAAACATTAAATAATTTTTAACAACATCATCACCAATATTAAATGAACCATTAGTATTAGCTAAAAAAGTAACAGCACGATCATTATCATAACTGAAACAATGCTCAAAATTAATGCCTACTTTCTCAGCAAAGTAATCACCCAGTTCGGCAAGCTTGCCATTTGGTAATGGGTAATATTGATTGGTTAAACCGCTAGTTAAAATTTGTTTTTCACCCTTAACAAGATTGAAAAATTTATCAGAACTAATGGTTTTACCATTTATGGTAGACTCAGTCGGATGCATTGAGACAGACCAATCAAGACCCGCATTTCTCATTAACTGCGAACAGTTTAAATTTTCACCGACTGCGTTGAATTGAGACAAGCCTTTATTAGTTAAATCAATAAGGCTAGTCCATTTGTAGTTTTCGATTTTAGACACGTTTTTTTCTCTACTTTCTACCATCGCAATATTATTTATATATTATTGGGATAACTTAACAAGTATTATTTGGCGGTGATATAATAATATTTTAGGATAAACTATCGGGATTTTAGCCCCGATAGTTAAAGATTTATTTTAAGGCGGGATTGAAAAGCTTAGGATTTAACTTATCAAGCTTTAATTTGATTTGATTTTTTTGATCTTCATGATCTATTTTTTCTTGCAAAATCTTTTCAAGATCATTTATAGCTTTTTTATAACCTGCTATCTCTGCTCTTTTTGTTTCTTCATACCAATAATTATCGTCAAAGAAACTATGAGGATCAACGTCTTCATCTCCTTGCCAGTTATCAAGCTTATCTTGCATATGATCTACTCTAGATTTTAACTTACTTTTCAAATCTAATTTGATTTCTAGTAGTTTAGTCATGGTTATATTTTATTTATTTCCCAATTAATTGCAATAAGTTAGTTGAAAAAAATACATAACTCACCATAAACTTATTATGGAAAACAAATTATATTACTATTTCGTTTTAGCTATTACTGGCGACTACGATAATTATAACGTTAACTATTCTGACGCTCATAACTTCTTGTGTTTAACTACCAAGAAAATTAATCAAAAATATAATGTGCCCGAAAAAGAAATATATGGGCGTGAGATTATTAACCAAGATTGTGATTCTTATTACACAACCTACGAAGTTACAAATTTAACTAAGCATGAATTTGAAGTAATGAGTAAAATTTTCACCGTCGTGGTAAATGAGCCGTGAATAACGGCTCATTAAGAAAGTAGAATTATTTCTTATCGCCGTCGTCGAAGATGCTCGGTTTACCGAACTTCTCTTTGTAAGCTTTATTAAATTTTTTTATGACGTCGGTATCTTTAATCGCGTCAATTAATTTGACCGCGGTTAGATCATCTTTTTCTTTATAAAGATAAAGATCTCTTTCTTCTTTTTCCATTAACCATTCTTTTACTTTTCCCATGATTAATTCTCCTTTCTATTTAATTATTCTTAGATCCTATACTAATGGGATAGTAAGTCAATAAAAAAGAGGCGGGAAACTACACCAGCAAAATTCCCGCCCCTTTTTCCGCGGTCGTGATTTGCAGAGATAATAGAAAGGCGACCGCGAAACTTTTAATTATTTATTATCTTAAACTCCTTCGTTTTAAGATTGAAGATCCCCCGCTTAATCTCCTGACCGTCAACATAAAACCTGAACTCCCTCGTTCCGTCGCCGTGGTCTTTTTTCGTGATTCTATGATTTACAAAAGGGAAGCTATAGCGACTACTAGAGCCGACAAGTATTTCAACTTGACCGTCGTCCTTTACTCCATAACTCTTTCCGCTTTTATAAATACATGCTTCGATTTTATTCCATATTGGATAACTTTGTGACATGGTGATTCTTTTCCTTTCTGTCCTAAGATTATAGGAACTTGGTTCAAGTGTCAAATAAAAATTCTTCAAACTCCTTCCAATTATATGGCGGTCGCATTTCGTGGTGATTTGGCTCGGCTTTAAATCCTCGCTCCATTAACCACGCGCCTTGATCACCGCCGTATAATTTAATGACCTTGCTTCTCGTGTCCTTGACCATATAATAATTTTTCCCACCATGGCGAAAGTTGTTGTAATTCCATGAGATTTGCAACGGTGAGAGTTTTATTGAATTTTGTTTAATACATTTTAATTCAAGCCAAACTGCTATTTTATTCTTAATTCCGTATAAATCTGGTATCCCTGCGGTCGCGAAAGTTTCAATTCTAGTCCAATGGGCGCAAGTATTTTTAATAATATCGCGCCCAAATAAAGTTTCAGTTTTTGCCACTACTCATAATCTTCCATGGGTCTTTTACTCACTTCCATCGTAGCGGTATCAGTATGAATAACATAATGACCATTATCACTATTGTCGCCGTCATGTTTATCCTTCCCAAAATAGTAAGATGAAGATAATAAATTTTCATCTGTCTCTATCTTTCCTATTTCACCACCGCGCTTAAACTGACGATCAATTTTATTTCTTCCTATGAAGTCCAAAAATTGTGTCATCATCACCCTAGCTTCGTGTCGTGTAATTGGATCGCTCCAATTATTTTGTGCTCTGTTTCGGTCTTTAAAATCTTTAAACCAATTCAAAGCAAAGTGAGGAAACTCCTCTCCTCCCCAATGATTAAACAAAGCAATACTTTCGTCACCGTTGCCGTCTATAAATGATATACTTACTCTATCACCCATTGTTTCTCCTTTCTTTGTGTATGGCGCTGTTTATACTCACAATGCTAAACTCATTGAGACGGGAACTATTTAAACATTCTTCCCGATAGTGAAACATGGTCTTGTTTCTTTTCATGCCTGTACCATACATATTTATAATATAATTATTTCCCATAAAATTGCAAGTAGTTAATAAAAAAAATTTGACAATAATATAAAGTCCTATAAATTTAAGATATTAATAAATAAGGAGAAAGAAGATGAAAAAATATAGAGCAATAGATGAATCTTATCAGCGTGTGTATTACGAGGCTATATTCGAAGCAAAGGACGAAGATGATGCTGAGCGCATGGTTGCTGATGGGATGGTCACTTGGAACGAAACTAATTCTAAATTAGACGAAAATAATGTCACTATTGAGGAGATTAAAGATGAATAACTTAGTGAATGAATGGAACAAGAGGGCTTCTGTATTAAATAATATGCAAATTAAAAAGGTGTATTACGAGAAAGACGAATATACAGGTAGATATGGTGTAGTCATAGAATTATATTTGGGCTTCAAATTATGGATTATGTCAGATGATGAGGGTAATGACGTTGGTGCTATACATACTAATATTAAAGAATTACCTTCATTACCTAGAATATAAGGGAGTTAAAAAATGAGTGAACTAAAGGAATATCAATTTATTGTACCGTGTTCGTATTATTATCAAATAGAAGCAAAAACAGAAGAAGAGGCAAGGCAGATATTAATTGACCGTGGTGGACTTGATATAAGTGGAGATCTATTATTGGACGAAGAATCATATAAAAAAGCTGAATGTATAGGAGTAATGGACAATGAGTGAATTTAAAGATTGGGTAATGAATGAGCAAGAGAAAGACGATATATTAGATCAAATATCAGATGAGTTAGAACAAATGTCAGTAAATAAGTTTTCTGATTTAGTAGATCAATATGACTTAGGTATAGAAGAGATAGATAAAATATTTTGGAATTTACGAGATAAACTTTATGATGAGAGGAACAATAAAAATGAAATATAGATATCTAGAAGCTAGGGGTTATTGGGATGATAACCCTCAAAATGCCTTTGATGTTAAAATAGCTATTGATAAATGGGATGGCAATGACGAATGTGAAGATGATATGCAAATATTCACTTACCTAGATGAAGATGAATCATTAATGGAAGGTGACATTATTTCTGATAACTTTACGATAGCAAAAATCTATGGACTAAAAGGAAGAGAGGAAAAAGGGTGAAAAGCAAATATTCTTACGACAATGTTTTACCCGATTATATCATTAATAATGACGACGGTGAGAAAAGAATAAAGCGCAAATGTTTTCATTGTGGTAAAGAAACACTGATGACTAAATTTCAACGGTGGTGTTCTGCCCATTGTAAATATATGGCAACACAAGATTGTGACGGTCAAGCACAAGAAGATTTTAAGGTTAGAACATGATCAAACTTGTTTTAACTTGGGTTTTTTTATTTTATGTTATTGCTAATCTTGAGTCTGCATATCATCATGGTCGATTACTTTTACTTCTAAACCAATAGATTCTCCGTTAACAACATTGTGGTCTCTAATTTCTTTTAACTTAGCTTCCAGTTCTGATCTAGTCATGTTGTCAAGGGAGGCAGTCACCACCTCTTTACGATCTACATAAAAACCTGCTAACTGACCGCGACGATACTCTGCCTGAACAGCAGGTCCTAACTGACCATTGGCAACAGCTTGTTCTCTTAATCTTGAAAGTTCTCGTTGATGACTAACAAAAGTAATTTTACTTGCTTCTGCATATTCTCTTTGTAAGTCCTCGATAGCTTGCACCACGTTAGGAAAGTATTTAGGATTTCTTAGGTTGCAAGCTTGTGATACTGCTGATCGTTCAGAATATCCTGCTTGTCTTGCACACTCCGTCGCCGTGAGACGACCGTTCTCTTTTACAAATATTTCTACAAATCTTTTCTGTTTAGGCGATAAGTCACCATTTTTTATTTTAGGCATTTTTTTACTTTAATACACTTTTTCAATTCTGTATAGATTATTTTAATTCAATATTATAATTAATAATACTACTTTCAGTTCAAAAAAGACATATAGGGTGAGTTACTTGTGGTTACTTGTGGTTACGTCATCAAAGTAACCGTATTATTATTGATTTACAATGGTTTTTGACTAAAGTTACGTGGTTACGTCTATTTTGTCGAATTTGAAAAACTATAAATCACTTTCAGTTTAAAATATCTATAGGAAAGTAAATATTGACAAAATAATCCTAAAAAGTTATATTTAAATAGGGCTAATGACGATTCCTCCTTTTTATAACACACGACCCATTCTTAAAGGTCATTTTCATTGAGCATTAGCCCTAAAAAATGTTGCAACGATAATTGTGAAAAAAACGCAGTCGTAATAATCAGAGATATTTTGTTTTATTGTGCAGAGTGCTACATCATGATAAAAAAAATTAAATGAAAAAAAAGTCAGAAGTCGAAGAAATCAGTCCCATGGTCCTTGTTTCGTGGCACGACGCCAAAGACGGAGAAACAGGGTGGCATAACCTAGAGGATATAAAAAAAGAAAGATTAGCCGTTTGCCATTCCATAGGATGGATGATATACAAAGACAAAGAAAGAACTGTGATCATGTCAGATTATTCAGAGTTCGATGAAGAAAAAGAAGGCGGACGACACATCGTCATTCCGTCGGGATGGATTAAATCAATTGCATTTTTAGACGTAAAAAGATTGGAGAGAAACTGATGGCTGATAAAAATAAATATACAGATATGTCATGGTTTAAAAGAGCCATAGACAAAAGCACTCCAACGACAGAAGCAAATGAAACAATTAGAACTTCATCATTTGAACAAGACGGTGAGATATATTTAGTGCCGACCATGAGAATGATTGATGGTAAGTTAACAAAGGTTGATAATCCTCTACAATATGCGCTTGATAAAGGTGATTTTTTAACAGGATTTAAAAACGAACAAGAGGCAACAGAGTTTTCTAAAATGATAAGCAATGTTGTTGATATGAAAAGAAATGAAAACAAAAGGATAGAATAAAATGGATATGCAAAGACTATTAAAATCAGTACGTGACCATGAGGGTTACCGTAATAAAGTATACTTAGACACGCTGGGAAAAAGAACCGTGGGCGTCGGCCATCTTTGCGTCGAGGATTTTTGGGAAGACGATAAAGAATACGACGAAGAGTTTTTAATGGAAATATTAGAAAAGGATTTAGAGAACGCGATATCGGGCGCAGAAGAATTACTCGGTGAATACACGGTCCATGATCAGTGCAAAGAGATTATCGTCGAGATGGTATTTCAACTTGGAAAGACGGGCGTGAGTAAGTTCCGCAATATGTGGTCAGCGTTAAAAGATAA